AGTAGCACTCATTTCAAGTATCATCAAGTTATCTATTACAAATACTTTTACCCCTTGCCTTTTAGCTAGTATTTCCATTTTGTTTAATACCATATCTATGTTATATTCTTCACTATCATATAGGTAAAATTTATCTTTAATATTTTCAACTAGTCTTTTTTTACCTTCTGTGCTTAACATTTTATACTTCCTATTATTTTTGGCAGTAAATTCGATTAGATCCTGCTCATTAGCTAAAGTCCTAAGAAGCCATTCCTTTACATTACCTGCAACAAGTTCTCCACTAAATAAAAATACTTTATGATTTTGCCTTATAGCTTCTCCAATATATATCTGATTTAATATAGTAGACTTTCCTGCCCCGTTTCTCCCACTTAATACATTAAGGCTTCCAAATACCATTCCTAAAATATCATTGTCTATTGCTTCTATACCTGTTTCTAACTTATCTGCTTCATATATATTAAAATCTTCTACCATATCTAAAGTTGCTATTCCACTTACTAAAGGTGTATAAGCTTTTTCTAATTGCTCTAATACTTTAGCTTTACCAAATTTATATAAAACCTCGTTTATATCATTTGCAAGGTCGCACATAACTAATTTTACACTTTTATTGCTAAGTCTATTAAATACTTCTCTAGCCCCTTTTATACCTGCTTCATCATTATCAAACCATATAATTATTTCTTCAAATTGTTCTAGGAAATCCCAATTTGTAGTTATCCATTGATTAGTGCTATTCACTCCACTAGGAATTGATACACTATTTTTATATCCTGCTTCTATTAATGCTAAAGTATCAAACTCTCCCTCTGTAATTACTAAAGCTTCACTCGGATTTACTTTATCCATATTGAATAAGGTATTTATATTTGTATCTGCTTCAAATAACATTTTAGGCTTTGCATTTTTAGAAGTAAATCTATATTTATTTGCTATATGCTCTCCTAATTCATTTTTATATTCAAAGCATACATTATCTCTATTTTCTTTTATTCCTACATAATCTAGGGTATTTTTAGATATTCCCCTTTTATTACAGTAACTTAATACTTTATTATTATATGAATTATGCTTTGTAGGGCTTTTTCTAGCCCTCCTTTCGCTTTGCTTAATATTTATATCAATATTTAAATTAAAATCTTTTATAATACTTTTTGAAGCTTCTAAAAAAGATAAATTATAAAATTCTTGATAGTGTTCAAATATATCTACACTTGCCCCACAACTAAAGCATTTAAATTTATTACTCTTAGGGTCAAAACTCATACTTGGATTAGTTTCACTATGTTTAAAACATAAACATTTGTTTTGATTATTTAATTTTAAACTTCTGTCTAAGGCTATTTTATTTTTTATAGCTTCACTATTTAAATTAAACTTTATATCCTCAATAACTTTTTTAAGTTCCATTTTATAGCCCCTTTCTTATATTAAAAATTATTTACAAATTTTATTTTCTCTGTATTCAAGCCTTTACTTTGGCATATACTACTATTGAAATTATTTTTATTTTGAGTACCTATGCTAGTAGGTGCTTTTTTATTTTTTGGCTCATATACTGACAACCAACAATTATTGATGCTATTTTCTAGCACTTCTATTTTTTCATCATCATTATTTGTTATAGTATCTAGCTTTTTAAATAATGTTTTTAATGCCCTATCAGTAACAGGCTTTTTAATTGTTTTCCTCATACTAATAAAATCTTTTATAGTTTCAATTAAATTAATATTATCAGTATAAGCTTCAATAATTAAATTGTAATTATTTTTATTATTATTCCTTTTCTCTTTGTAGTGTTGTTGTTTAGTTGTTAGATTATTGTTAGGTAAATCTTTAACACCTTGCAAACTCTCATTTTTATTTGTTGAATTATTGTTAAATAGTTGTTGTTTTAGTGTTAATCTTACTGTACTTTCCTTCCCTTTGCTTCCTGTTGTTAAAGGCATTATATATCCCTGTTTTTCAAAATTCTTTAAAATAGTTCTGACTTTTTGAGTAGTTAAATTTGCTTCTTTATTGGAATTTATAACTATTTGATTTACTGTGTACCCTGTTATATTAGTTTCATAATTACAATACTTATTTAATAATCTCCACACTTCGTATTCTTGGTAACTAAAATCGTGTAATGTTATAAAATATTTTTCCTTCATTTATGATATATCCCCCTAGTTGTTATTTAATTTTTTATCTATCTCCTTGCTTAAATCCTCATAAATATCTGAAATATTAACCCCAAGTACCTTTTGTAATATAAGAAGTTCTTTTGTATTAAATCCCCTTTTGCCTACTTCTTTATTACTGTATGCTTGTTGGGTAATACCTAAAATATCTGCCATATCCTGTTGAGTATAACCCTTACTTTCTCTATACTCTTTTAGCTTCACTTTGCCACCTCCACATCATTTTGTTTTACTTATTATATTATATTTCAAAGTGTTGTAAAAAATACATATTTTTCTATCGCTTTTTTGCGACAAAAAAGGACTAAATATTGCTTAGTCCTTTAATCATATTTATACATTTAATTTCCTTAAAATCATCACTTATAATTATATTTTTATTTATATCTAAAACATCATACTTTATAGCTTCATAAATTTTACTTGGAATAATTACTGTGTTTGGCTCTACTTGAAATATTATTTTATAAGCCCATATTTTGTTATTAATTACCTCTATATAATACTTACTATTATTCATATGTTACTCCCCTCTTAAAATACCTTTAAATACTCTCTAGCCCCATAATATAATATATCGTGTATAAGTCTTGCACTATCTTTTTTATCACAGTACCAAATACTAACATTATACCTAGAAGCTAAAGAATGTAACATAGCATAAAATGAAGCAGGTGCAACTTTAGAAGCTTTGTCATATCTAAAGTGCCTACTACTTAAAATCTTTGAGTGCATATCTGTTATTTCTATTACTAAATGTAATTTTATTCCCTGCTCGTATGCTCTTTTTAGTTCCCTTTCAAACCTTGTTAAACCTTCTTCGTTCTTGCTCTTGCTATCAAATAAATTTGAACATAACTCATTTAAGTCCTGCTTCCTTTCAACTACTAGACTATTTTTAAAATTAATAACTTCTTTGTTTGGCAGTTGTACTGCGATAGTATAATCTCCTACTTTAAGCCCTTTTTCTTGCACATAATATTGTATAGGCTCTGTATAAGTTGATTTTTTACCCCTGTATATATCGTGGTGTGAGGGCTTATTCTCAAAGCCTTTATCAAAACTATTTAATATATGATTTATACACCTTTCACGGCTATCTACTACTATTTTATATTTTAATTTCTTTATGTCCATAAAATCCCCCTAAAATAAATAAAACTAGGGTATTTTCCCTAGTCTTTTGTTTATGCTCTTGCTTTTAAACTCTCTATTTCATTACAAATATTATTATATTCATTCATTGTTATATCTTTGCTACTACTAAAGCCATATTTACCTATTATTTCTTTTATAGTATCACTATCTATTCCATTAGCTAACATATATAATCTTTTTAGTTGGGCTTCTGATATAAGCCTTACATTACCTGTGTATTTTTTACTTGTGTTAATTTCTTTGTTATCCTCTGTGCCACTTACTCTGTCAAAGCTATCACTTTCCACTATGTTAAGTAGTTGTATATATAAATACCTAGTTTGATAAGTTTCACACCCTCCAAGACTTTGCATTGAGTTAGCACCTTTTAATTCTAAATCTCGCATAGGAGAAGTGAACTCTATCGTTTCGCTTGGATTGTCTGTATTTACTAAAGTCATTTTAGCTAGTTCATCAGTAAATGTTATTATAGGGCATAAGCCTATTTCATTTAATAGCTTTGTAGCAGGAACTAAAAAATCTCCTAGTTCAAAGTATTTAAAGTTTGCGAATTTATTATGCCCACTTTTTTTAAGTTCTAGCTTATGAAAGTTAGTTCTTACCTCCATTAATTTTTGATATATATTTTTCTTTTCCATTTCCAATACCTCCAAATTTTAAAATATTATTCTCTATCCATTTTTTCTTTTGTTTTATTGTCATTAGCTTCCAAAGATTTAAATACATTTTACATTCCCTTATAATACTCTATATCCTCTATTAAGCTTTCTGCTCTGCTTTGTAATATCTCTAAGAATTTATCTTTGTTCCTGTACTTGTTATAAATGCTTTTATGTTTTTTATCTGCTTCTTCTCCCTCAAATTCTAGCCATACATTTTTAACATTTTTAAAATATTCCTGTTGTAATTTTACTCTCTCAT